TAGGGTTAGCAGCATCTAGCATTAATACTAGACCATCAGTTACTATTTTAGGTGAGTAATGAAATGACATAACTATTATGAATTAAATCTGTTTTTCGTTGAATTGTAGTTTTGAGCAATTTGTTCAGGTGATAAAACTCTATTGTAATATTTAAATATATCAATGTCTCCTGAGAATGTGTATTGTTGAGATCCTACAAATAATTTTTTAGTTGTGGTAACATTAGCACTACCCCCAGGTGAATGAGACATTTCAACCCCATTTACGTAAACTTTAGTGTTATTATATAAGTCTGATTGGGTTGTTGAGTTGGTAGCAGAATGTGTTATAACCATATGAATCCATTGGTTATTAGCAATAGCATTGCTGCTAAAGTTATGACCACCATTTACTCCTTCACCGTTAATCCAGTAAAAGTAAAATCTTCCAGTTCTAGTAACAGTACTTAAACCAAATACAGAACTATCATCAGGGTTTCTACCTAACTCAAACCAACCATCATCGTGTTGCACATTATCGTATTTGATCCAACCTTCTAAAGAGAAATTTTCAGCTCCCCAATTCTCAGAAGTAATTCCTGTGTCTATTTTATCTCCAGTACCATCAAATGTTAATTTAGCATTTGAATCAAATGAAGGAGATGAAACATCAATTATACGATTACCAGTTAAATCTATTAAACTTTCAGTGTTAGAACGAGTAGCACCTTGCCCTGCATATTGTGTAGGGTGGTCTTTAAACTCGAACTGCATGTTTCTATAGTAAATTCTCTTATTACGGAAAACAGGGTAACGGAAATTAAAGAAGTCATAAGTATAGGCTCCAGTTAATCCGTCTTTCATTGTTACTGTTAAGCTAAATGGTGTCCATTCACCCGCAACTAATGAATCCGGTTTTCTATGAATAGCACTTGCTCTTGAAAGGTCATTACTATTAGGGTATTGGTCAGAATACTCATTAGTATCAAAATGCATTTGATTTGTAGGTTCTATACCTTCTAAAGACATTAACTCAAATGACCAAGTGTAAGTATCATTTGAAGATACAGGTATACTAGGTAATTGAAAACGTGAGTAATTTGAAGTAAGATCACTTAATTGGATAAATTTACCTACAGCATCTTCACCTAAATAAGCACTAGAACCATGTCCTAAAATGTTATCATTTAAGATATTAGTTGTTGGCTCACCCTTATACGAGCGAACATTACCTAAATCGTAAGCAAATACTAATCCGTCTTCTGTTATATTTGGTCCTCCTATCGCTGGCATTATAAATTGAATCTATTTTTAAGTGAGTTAAAGTTTTGAGCTACTTCTTCTGCGGTTAATGCTCTATTGTATACTTTTGTAATGTATTGAGAACCTTTAGAGAATTCGCTTCCCCAACCATTACCAATTTTAGTTGGTAAAGTATCACCCTCAATATCAATATTACCCCATCCAGATTTTGAACCTTTATATTCTCCGTTTAAGTACATTTCAATATTATCTCCATTTCTTTGACATACTAAATGATGAGTTTGACCTGGAGTAGCGTCAATAGCAATATTACTGTAAGTACTTAGTGTTGAAGTACGGTAAACGTATATTCTATAATCTGAGTTGTTTCTATTTTGTTTTAATCCAAAGTGTTGTTGGTCTCCAACTGTATAGAAGTGATTATATGAGGTGTTGTAATCCATTTTAAATACTACTTCGATTGCAAAATCATTAGTACTAAAATTAGGCATTACCCCAGGTGGGAATTCAATAAAATCATCAGTGTTATCAAATACCATTTGAGCGTTTGAATCAAATGATACATTTGTTAAATCAATAGGAGCACCACCAATTATATCTAATAAACCTTCAGTAGCTGTTCTTGTACCATTTACAAATTGAGTAGCATGAGGTTTCTTTTCAAATTGAAAGTTACACACATCTACAATACTATTATCAAAATCAATACGTGGAATCGCAAAATCATAAGTAGAGTTTACAGTAGCTTGAATATTTGCTCTATGCCAAACTCCTTCATCATAATCTGAAAATGCTATTTGGTTGGCTGTAGTTAGGTACCATACCCATGCTCCATTACTTGCACCTCCGTTGTTTTGAACCGTAGATTTTTGTATTACTCTAAAGTCAAAAGAGAAACTATAAGTATCTCCTACAGTTAAAGATGTAAGCTCTGGGAAATTAGCCATTAAGTACTTATCAGTATAAGTTCCAGGATCAACACCTGCAGCATTTGCTAATCTATATACAGGGGAACCCTTATATGTTTCTGAAAGTACAGTAATGTCTTCGGGTTGACGGTAACCACTCCAATTCCTAATATCTTGATAAGTTGCTCCGTCTAATAAATTAGTTGTTGGTTCACCTTTATAAGAACGAACATTACCTAAATCGTAAGCAAATACTAAACCATCTGTAGCCGAGGCACCGTTATAATTTATACTCATAAGGCAAATCTATCTTTTATTAGGTTAAAGTTTTGGGCAATTTCGGCTTCACTTAGTGATTTTCTATAAATCTTAAGTAATGGAATCTCGCCATTAAACGATGTAAACCAGTTACCACCAATTCTATCGACCGGGCCTCCGTTCGTTGTGTATGACGGGAATTCTTCGCTATCTAACACACCATTTACGTACATTTTCATTGTACCTTCTTGAGGAGTATTACCTGCAAAGTTAACCCAAGTTAGATGGTATAGTTGTTGAGGATCCATTATGGTATTACCGTAATGAGTTTGCCAAGCCCCATCGTAATTTCTATAGTGTATTTTACCTTGATGATGACCAAAAGCGTTGGTAACAGGACCACCACTGGAGTTGGATAGCATACTGTAGGTACCATAATCGTAAGGTCTAATGATTGCTTCAACAGCAAACCCACCATTACCTAAAGTAATAGTAGGAATAAGAATACCATCATCTGTACCGTCAAAGAACATACCTTCACTATCAAATGAAGTACTAGAAACATCTAGTTGAGTACCACCTACCATATCAAGTAGTGAATTAGTTGATGATCTGCTACCTAAAGGACCAGCATATCTACTAGGAGAAGAACCTTGCTCAATTTGAACGTTTCTAATCTCTGCTATTGCTGGGTAGCTTCCTGCTCCCTGTCTAGTGATCTGGATGAAGATCCCTCCATTTCGGGTATTAGTAGTATTAGCAACAACTCTATGAATCTTATGCCATTCACCATCGTTAGCTAGTGATCTTAGATTCCCAACGTGTTGACTACTACTTGATTGTATCCCATCTACATTAAAAGAAATGTAGGTACCATCTACGTGACCTCCTAAATATGGATCACCTTGAATCGCCCTATACTCATAAGACATTACCCAATTGCCACTTTGTACCCCCATACTATAATAGAGACCACTATTGCTTCCTCCTACTTGTAATCTATAATGATCATTTCCTAATACTGTAACTTCAACACCAGAACCATACAGTCCAGCATAGTCTAAAGTACTGACAATATTAGTAGTAGGGGCTCCTCTAAATGAAGCCCTATTACCTGTATCATGATAATAAATTAAACCGTCTCTAACGGTTCCAGGACGATGGGAAAGTGCCATACTATTATTCTGCTATTGGTTCTTCTACTGGTGCTGACCAAGCCTCTGTTGATAGAAGCTCTAAAATACCTGCGTGATCGTATTCTACTAGTGAGTCTGAATAGATAGATGGTCTACCGTAAACACCTGCTGTAATTACTGAAGTTTGTTCCTCTTCTGTTTCAGGATCAATGTAAGTTGTAGTGATATCTTCTTCTACAACGTTTACTTCGTATTTTACAAATGTTTGAGTACCGTCTACTGAGTAACGTAATGAATCAGCTGATGATTCTAATACTTGTGAAAAGTTTACATTTTCTACTTCACTTGCTGGGATGACTAACCAACGTCTGTTTGGAAATCTGCTCATTGTAACTTTGTTTTTAATTTGTTATAAATATATGTTTGTTTCTATTATAAATCAAATTATCCTTTAACTCTATAGAATAATTCTAATTTTCTTTCAGGTACAGGACCTAAACAACCTCCGTCATTTAAAGTATCAACACCATATCTTAAATATGCTCCATCTGGTTGGGCGTATGTTTGGTTCCAACCACTACCACCACACATTGCGTGACCAGCATTAAGTGTAGATTTACAATCACAAGTATCATCATCTAATAAGAATGAAGCAACACCTTCAGATACTCTGTACTGCCATGTATCCTGAGTAGTACCGTGGAAATTACCTGATATTACTGTAGGGTCAAATGCTCCTCTGTGAGCCCAAGTACCCATTACACCATTTTGTAATGAATCCCAAACACGTTGAGCAGTTTCACTAGTATTAGCGAAGTCCCACTTGTAGATATTCCCATCACCATCTTTGGCTAGTAATTCAGTATTATCTTTTGTTAACCAACTTGGGAGTCTTTGAAAACCATAAGGATGTGATTGGTTGAAAGTACCAAATTCATGACCTAGAGTTTCAGTCTCATTTTCAGGCCATCCCATTCCTTCATACCACCAAAAACGAGTCCATCCTCCATATTCTGTTAGTAATTTAGCTTTATTAATTCCAAACCTTCCTGAGTAGTGGGTGTAGTTATTTTTAACTTCTTCTTCAGTTAATACTTTTGAATAAACTTTACCTACTGGGATATCGCCATTAAAGTATCCATATCCATCTACCCATGCACCTATAACTAAACGACGCGAACCACCAAATTTAGCAGCAACTGTTGATTCTTTAACTAACTCACCATCAATGTAAACTTTTACAGGGTGGGGTGTTTGAGAACCATCCACAGTAGCAACCATATGATGGTAATTTCCATCTAAATGGTTATCACCTGTTTCTACACTATAGGATTGATTACCTTCGTCATTATAAATAAGAACTCCTGTTTTGGCACTATACCCACCTGTAGCATGTCTGAATGAGATTCTACCATCCCACCCAAATCCATAAATATTTTGGGTAGAATTCTGTTCATTCATCATCCCTCTAACTACTTGTTCAATAGTAAATGAATCAGTAGCTTGGAGTTGTTCGGTAGAAGTTATGAAATCATCTGTACCATCAAAAACTAATTCAGCACTATCATCAAAAGAGATACTTGATAACTCAACAGATCTACTATTTGTTAAATCTAATAGACCTTCAGTAGCAGAACGAGTACTTCCTAAAGCTGTAGCTGGTGATCCTCTAAAAGCTGAAGGTAAATCTGATCCTTTTTCAATCATAAAGTTTGCAGCCCAGCACGTAATATTACCTGTCCATTCTGCTGCAGTATGGGTTTCTATTCTTGTAGAAGTAACGCTTACTGCTGCTCCAGTATTATTGGTGTAGCTTCCTAATACTTTTACCCATCTACCAGTTGGAAGGTCGTGGTAAGGAGATTGAATAATTCCGGTATTTGATCCGTTTACTGAGCAATTAATATTAAATCTATTATTAGTTTTTCCTTCAGGCACATATACCCATGCTGTAACTATAAATCTTTCTCCGTTTGCTACAGAGATAGCTGTATTATATTGGAATAAACTTTGCCAAGAAGTAGTACTTTCTACAACCTTACTTGAACAATATACTGCTGGTGCTATGTGTTTAGGTAGAGGGGGTAAGTCTATAGGATCTGCTATAACATCTCCACCTCGAGATTGTATAGCTGTTGCTAAATTTGTGGTAGGCTTACCTTTGTAAGAATTTACCTTATCACCTGTATCGTAAGCAAAGACTAAACCGTCTGTTACTATTTTTCCATGTCCGTGTCTAATTGCCATAATTCTTAAATATTAAATCTGCCTTTTATGGCGTTAAAGTTAGTTTTAATTTCATCCTCTGAGAGAGGTCTATTATAGACTTTTGTTAGAGGAATTGAACCTATAAATTGTTTCCCAGAAGAAAATACTTGAGAACCACCTACTGCAGCTGTATAATCATCTATAGGATTTGGAGAAATATTACCAGAGGCAACTAACTCTCCATTGTAGTAAATATACCCAGTGTTGCCTGACCTTTTACATACTATATGTAAATATTCTCCTAAAGGAATTGGAGCATTTGCTGTAATTGCAGTACCACCTATAAAGAATCTTAAATGATTATTTGGGTCTGAATTTACAATTAGTCTACCTGATCCATAATTATACTGTTCAAATGTCCATCCTTCAGCATTATAAGAATCTTCATAGATGATTTGTTCAACTGTAAAATCTTGGGTAGTAATAATTTTTGGGAGTTGTAGTATTTCATCTGTACCATCAAAAGTCATTTGTGCATTTGAATCAAATGATACATTTGATAAATCTATTGTTGAATTACCTGTTAAGTCTTTTAATCCTTCAGGTTTATTTATCTCATAAACTCTCATGTAATCTATTTCAACAGCAGCATCTGCTGATGTTAAACCAAATGCAAATGTACTATGGTTATTTTGATTACCATCACCTCCGTTTATTCTAAATTTAGCATGATTCCATTCGTAATGTCCTCCTACTTCATAGAATGATTTTTGATATAAAGGTGTATATGCTCTACCAATTTGGAAAATTGGGTTTGGAGAACCATTTCCAGTTTTAGAAATATATTTGAACCTCCATTTACAATCTACTATAAAATCTCTTGCTGTATCAGGTGAGTTTGGTAAAAGAGCTGAATATAACCAGTTACCTCCCGTTGAACCAATACTACCATTATCCCAACCCATCCATTCTGGGTGTGATGAGTAGTAGTTAGAGAGGTCAGCACCCGAGAATACTAGACTATTGCCTGTCATTTGAGGGTAAAGGCTTCCTAAATAATGTTCATTATTAAAAGATGATCCAATACCAAATTGAGGGGTAGAAGATTGCATCTCAGAATCAGGAAATAATTGAGTTAACCCCCAACCATGAGGGTAATAATTAGTATCATAAGCAAATACTAATCCGTTTTCTATTGTGTTTGGTCCTACTGAATTAGGCATAATTATCTATATTTTATCCAAAGTTCAACTTCGTTTACACCAGAAGAAGGTCCTGGAAAGTTAGTAGAGCCCCCATAACTAAGCCTAGAACCAACTGCATAAAACCAATTATTAGGGCTAGGGCTGATAGTACCATCTAAAAAAGTTGCAGTTTGAGAATCTCTTCTTTCTAAACCACCCCATCCTTGAGCTGTAGTATCAATTGAGATGGGAGTATACCCTGACACACCACCTGAACCATTATCTAGTACAGGGTTATTAGTTTGAGACCAAATATTTGTAATACCTAATTGTGGGTAATTGATTTTAAAGGTATATTTTCCATCTAGTTTATACTTTTCTACAGTATCTAAGATAGAATATTTGTTACCAAATGGATCATGAGCATTAGTTCTTTTAGCTTCTTCCCAATCATTATCAGATGAAAAGAAATCTCCATCCCCAGAGTATTGTCTAAATACTTTAAGCCATTCACCTTCAATTACTACTTTATCCTCAAACCTTGATTTTGTTGCTAAATAGCTTTGCTGTATTTCTTCTTCACTTAAAATAGTGTTATAAGATCTAAATAAACCAATATTACCTTCAATAGCATGACTCGTAATCCCAGCCCAAGAAGAGCCATAAAAATAAACTGTCATTAAACCTAAAGGTAAGTTACTATCTCCTATATCGGAAGCACCACCACTTAAACCATGGAGGATTGAGTCTTTATGTTGACCACCATTTATACTATACCCCATTCGAGATTCATCAGCCCAAACTACAACGTGATTCCAAACACCATTACTTAAACTAACGGGGAATAGGATATCTTTTCTTTGGTCAGGTCCTCCTTCTACACCTGTACCTACTAGTAATTCAAAGTTATAATGGCTTACAATTATATTATATCTACCACCACCATTCCAAGCTTTTCTTAAAATACTACCAACTGTATCAGTAGATTTAACCCAAAATTCAAGACATAAAGTAGTACTACCTACTGAACCGTCTGTAGTCCATGCTTGATCATCTGGGTTACCGTCAAAAATTAGATAATCATTTAAACCATCAAACTGAAATAGGTTATTCTCGTTTGTAGCTCCATTATATAATATTCCGTTATAGCCATTTCCTGTAAGATCGGTAATGACTGCACCTCCATCTGGATTAGAATTTGGGGATAATGGGTCTAAAAGAATTTTTAAATTTTCAGCTAAAATATTTGGATATTGGTGTAGTGCCATAAACTTAAATTAAGTAACTTTGTTTACTATAAATATTGGTGATCGTATAAAGAAACAAAAAAGGACGCAATAAGCGTCCCTCTTTTTATGTTAAAAATGACTATTAAAAGTCGGTAGAATCTGAATCACTTTCCCATTCTCTAAAGTCATTTAGGAAATCATCAGCTTCCCAATCAATCATCATATCTAGATCTGATGGTTTGAATTTGATTTGTCTTTCTAGAGCATCTACGTAATCTTCTACTGCACCCATAGGCTCATTTTTAAGCATACGGTAAGCGTTATCACGTACTTTTTCCCATCTGATTGTAGCTGCATCATCTTTGAAGAATGATTCTTCATTTAAGAACGATTGCCATTCAGTCATGTAATCTTTTTCTTCCATTTGACCTCTACCAAATAATTCAGGCATTATTTGTTCTAATTTATCTGGTGTAGTTTTACGACCATCATTTTTGATAGTAACCCATTTATCTAATGCTGGGCTAAAGATGTAAGCGTAATCAGCACTATACCCTTGAATTAGGTTATTTAATTGAGAGACTGCTGAATCTTCATCATAAATTTGTTCAACATTTGGGTCTTGTTGGTTATTTTGTTCAATTTCACCTGTTTCAGGATCCATGTATGAAATGTAACCCTCTCTAGCGATTTTATGAGCTTTAAAATCATCATTATAGTGTTGTTCTAAACCTACACCTAAGTTTTCTGGGTAGCCATCGTAATGGTTATATGTTGCTGTAAATTGACCGTTATCTCCGTCAAAGTAAATAATCGCTGCTCTAGTAGCCATAATTTTTATTTTTTGTAATCTAATTATTTATTATAAATACGTTAAAGTTTATACTTAACGCGATACCCCTCAATAATACTTTCACCTGCCCCAATTGCTAGGATTTCTGCTTTTTCGGGAACACCAGGTAATTTCTCACTTAACACTCGGTCTATAGTCCAATTACCTTTAAACACTTTAAGTTTAGTTTTAGCGTTTGAGCGATTTGAGGTTTTAAATACTACCCCAATTGGTAATGATAGGTTTTCTTTCGTTCTAGCCATTAGTAATACTTGTTATTAACTTCGTCTAATTCTAACTCCTGTGAATATAATACCTGGAAAGTGCCTCTCCAACCACCCTCGCGATTACTTCCATAGTAATAAACAGGACCTTCATAATCTTGAGTTAGGCTACCTGTATTAACATTTTGATAAGCTAAAGGATCAATTGTTAGTTTAGTATTATAATTGGTAATACGTCTAGGACCATCATAACTGCGGAATGTAATTCTTGTAGTTTGGATCCAATTACCTTTTTCAGTTTGGATTTCAAATAAATCACCCTCGAATGGAAAATCGAGTTTAGCTTTATCAAATTCCTTTTGCATTACACTTGATGCCTTTCTCATATCCCTAATTCTTTCATTACTTCCTTCATGTGACGACACTTACGATCCTTTGCTCTATATTGACCTGAACAGGTACAACTAACTTTGAAATCGCTAATTTGCTTCACAACATAAAAACTACCTGGGTCAGACTTTGATTCAAATCTCCATTCATTTGGGTTTTGGATCTTTTTACTACCTTTTTTCCTACCACGAGTTTCCTCTTCAAATGCTTTGATATCATTGATAGTAGTCTCAGGTAATACCTCTACCCAATCTGGGATCATGTACTTTTTACCATCACGGGTAACAAGACCAGGTTTGTATGGGAATCGGGACATATATTTGAAGGGACGAACAGCAACAAAATCTCCGAAACCAGGTTTAATAGTGAATTGAGATGATTCATTATAAACGATTCGTTTACGTAATTGACCATAACTTGTTTTATTTTGAAATTCAAATAGAGGCATTAGGGCATAATGATTTGGTTGTACATTGCAATTGCATGCTTTTCATCAATAGCATTATATTGATTACCAGTACTTTTACCATGTTTGAAAACTTCAAACCAAGTAAAGCCCATATAATCTTTATCGCTTCTTGGCTCTGCTGTCAAGCCAAAGCTATTTTCCAATTGCTCATTAAACGCTTTCAAACTTGCTCTCTCTAATGCATTCATTTCTCTTGCCATAACCTTTATTATTTCCTTATTCAACACGTTGAATATACGAAGCCCCTTTCGGGGCTCCAAATATTACGTGTGGAGAGGATTAAATCCTTCCTTAAGAAACTGTAATTCAATGCTTATTTGATTACACATTTTGCTAATGGTATGAGGCTCCATTGTATAAAAGTAAGCAAAATCCTCATCTTCAAGCATATACAGCACATCAAGTGCAGATATACTACTTGCCATAGTTGCTAAACTTAGGTTGAGCAGCTTTTTTCTTTTTGTTTCTAAATGATGGGTACTTTGACTTAGCCCATTCGTGCCATTCTGTGAATGATTGATAACGTTGTTTAGCTGAAATTTTACTCATCGTCCTTGTCCTTTGTAAGGTTTTTTATAGTTTTTACTTTTCTTGTTTTTTGAAGAACCTGCTTTAGCATGAACTCCAGGGCGCTTTCTAGTGTTTGACTCAATAGCACCTGATCCTCCTAATTTAGCCATTTGTTGAATTTAATTGTTGTTCTACTTTATTCCAATATTTTAATGTTCGGTTTAGCTTATAACCTCTTGGACCACCATTCCAATTGCGAGCCACTACTTCAGGCTCACTGTTTTTGTGATGGTAATTTCTCCAAATATAAAACATTTCGATTGATTTGTCACGTTCAAATCTATCTTTTAATGTAAATTTTTTATCGCTTTTTTGTAATTTTAGAATGCGATTTACTTCTCTAACCATAATTGGTCTGATTTGTAAAGCGCCTACAGCCTCATTTCCTACAAGATGCCTGTCGCCAATAGCAGAATCATTACCGCGAGACTCAACAAAAATAAGGGCAGAGAGAAGATCTGCATCCGTAATGACATCAGGAATGCTTTTTCGGTCCACCTCCACAATAGATTGCTCAGTTTTTTCTTCATAACAAATTTCAATTTCCTTTACACCACTTCCACTAATAACTGGTAGAAATGCTAGTAATAGAACCTTTTTCATATTAACTTATTTGGATTCTAATTGCTCAATAGCCTTTACAATCACTGTACATTCTTCATAACGCTCATACTCTTCAAACACCTTAAGATTTTTCTTTAAGGTTTCAGCAAAGTATTTTTTATCAATAGTAACCTCTAATACTGTCTCTTCTTCTAAAATTTCAATATCCATTACATGGTAATGTCTTTTAGTACTATTGAGGTTTTCTAGAATCATCTTTACAATCTTTTCCGAAATCTCAAAGTCATGCTCTTTGGCATATTCTTCCCATTCTTCGTAAGTATTAAGTGTGATTGTAAACATTTAAAATAATTCTAAAAAGTCAGTATTGATTTGTTTTTCTTTTAAGCGTTGGTTTTGCTCATCTTTCTCTAGCATCTTATCTGCTAATTTTTCGAGGTGTTTTTCCTTAGTACGTTCAAAATCTTTTACAATTTTATCGTGCTTACGCTTTTTAATGTTACGAGTTCTTTTTTTTCTCATACCCATAAATATAAGAAAGCTATTTCAGGGAGCCAAATTATTTGCGTGCTACAATGTCGTATTCTTCATCATCATCACCTAAACCTAATTCCTTTAAGCGTTCTAAATGATATGAATCTATTTCCCAATCAACTTCTCCTTGTTTTACTGGTTTGTGTTCTTCAATGTTTTCAATTTGTTTTTCATTAAAGACATCACCAACAAATAAGAAATAGTGATTGTAACACAATAATTCTATATTGTCTAATTTGTAGTTTTTCTTGTTTTTATCCTTGAAATTTAGCAGTAATGGCATTTTATAATCAAGGACACGACGCTCGCTGAAACCACACATTGAGCATTGTTCTTCCAAGTATCCCTCGGTGATTAAACGGTATTTTATTTTATCGGCATTAAAATGAGAGGGATCTACTCTACCTTCTATAATATCAAGTAGAGCAGGATCTTTTTTACCGTTTGTTAAGAATTTAGGGATTCCTTTACCTGCTTGGTTTTTGTGAGCTTCAAATAGAGTTACACCATCATCATTTTTGTATAACTCAGCAAAACTTTTATAAAAGTTATAACTTACACCTAAATAACGACTAGCAGCTCTGTTACTCATTGTTTTGTCTTGAGCGGCTACAATTTGTTCTTTTGATAAGTGTTTTTTAGCAGGCATTTAATCTAATAAAATTGTTTCCTCGTAAGTATGATCTCCTTCGCCTTTCTGTATTGTTACTCCTTGTTTCGGTTTTGCTGTAGAACATTCTACACACACTTTGGTATTAGGTAATACTTTAAGGCGTAAAGGATGGATCTCATTTCCACATTTTACACATTCCATAGTATTTGTATTTATAATATATCAAATACATACTACAGAAAGATTGAAAATATTACTTTTCTTCGGCGTCTACCGCGTAAATTGTGAGAAACTTTGAGGTTGGTAACTGTTTTTGCTTAGAAAATAACTCAATCGCCTCTAGAATATCTGAAGCTGATGTTTTGTTAATTGCCTCTTTTGAAGAATCTTCTTTTACGTAATAGAAAAATGTTGTCATACTACTCTTATTAACTCGGTTTGGTATTCTGTTAAATCATTTATATCTAAATGTAATGCCCCTAGTTTAAAACTCCCAATTTCTCCGCTATTTTTTATGATAGCTGGTAGTTGTTTTAGGTAATTAAAGTCTTGTTGTGTAAATGTAGGAACATCGATAGTAATAATGATATCACCTTCTTCATCAAACCAAGGATCTAATAAATTTTCTAATTGAGGATTTGGTTGACTTAATACTAATCTCTTTTTATAACGGGGTTGAATACCATTTCTATAGCCCCACTTTTTAATAAAGTTAAGATTTGATTCTCGTTCAATATGAGATAAATCTTTTTTACGAGACGTTTTACTTACCAGGTGGTATACTTTAGCCTTAGTAGTAACTTTCATATCAAAACCACCTAAACGATATCTTAAATGAATATCATCATCTTCACAGAATACAGTAAATGTATCTCCATCTAAACCAATGTAGTCGTTTTTATAACAAGCAAAGAATAATTGTGATCCACCTTCTAGAATTTCTTTAGAAGATGTTTTACAATAAGATTTAAATCCCTCCTCATTAAAATCAACTAAATCAAAACCAAAATCCATAATCTCCTTACCAGCGTAAGTATCAGTAAAAACTGGTGGTTCTACTCTAGTGTAAGTTAGGATTGTATTTGGTTGAAGATCTTCTAAGATAGCTTCAATAAACCCTTCTCCAATAAACATATCATTATGAATTAGAGCAATTACTTCTTTAGTAGCTAAAGATACCCCTAAATTATATGCTTCCGAAAGTGTAGGTAGGTTATGAGATTGAAATACAAGTGAGCTATCTTCTAAAGTTGAAAAGTACTCATCTGTGCCATCTGTAGATTTACTTACAATTACTATCTCAACATTTGGGTATTGTGAGCGAATATTTGAATAAGTAAATTTAGTATATTCTAAATTATTAAGAACTGGAATAATAAAACTTAGCATTATTTTACTCCTTTAATTTGTCCGTATTGATCAAAAACAGGCATACCACCCCACTTTTCAAAGAATTTTCTAGCATTTCTTCTTTCAGCAGTCATTTGACGTTCAGAAGATTTGTTTTCATTTTCTTCTAATCTATGTGAACCACGGGCTCCAAAATGGTAAATAAGGCTTTTTGTAGTAGTAACAAACTTAAATCCTTCATTATGCATTCTAAGGAATAAGTCATGATCATCCCAACTAGTAGGAGCAAAAATAGGATCATTACCTCCTATGAAATCCCAATCTGTTTTTCTAATTAAAGCACTTACCCCTAAACCACGTGGAATTTGAATATCATTACCTTCTGTAAATGACTTAGCATAAGCATCAAACAGTTGAGAATTAAAATCATCATGATAAGCTCCAAATGCCTCTTTTTCAACTACTACATTACCAGGTGTAGTTCGAGAACCCGGGAACATTTGTGGTTCTATTCTCCAACTATTTACCCATACTTTATCATTTGGATATTTTTCTAATTCATCCATTAATGCTTTATCCCAGTTAGGGGTAACATAGAAATCTGAATGGAGGAACATTAGATATTCTGTATCTGCCATATTGGCACAGTAATTCATACCACCACCAATCCCTCTAGGGGAATCATTTTTATCAATAAAGTATGTTAAATCATATTTAGCAGCATTTTCGTCTAACCACTCATCAGTTCCATCTGAACAGTTTTCAGCGTGGATTATAAATGGAGCATTTTTATAGAAACTGTTTTTACGAACTGAATCTACTGCTATTTTTAGATAATCTAAGTTATTATATGTTGAGATACAGAATGTGATCATATTAATATTGTAGTGGTGCTTTTACACCGTTCCAGTTTGATTGAATAACAAAACCTAAATACTGCTTAGCAAAGTCTTCTTGAGTCCATCCTAATTGTTTATGGAAACTATACTGCTGAGCGTAGTGGAAACATTTGAATAATGGGGAACAAGGCATAAATTTATCACCTTTAGCTAACACAGCCTCACCATACCAATTGATTTCATTAGGTTTAATTTTAAATAACTCCATGATACCATACTTAGTATCTAACCATTCCCATACTTTAGTATCCCAAACACAAGGAGTAGGACCATAGTGATATGTTTTACCTTCTCTACCAAAGAAATCTTTAATGATTTTATAGTCATCTTCGTAAGATTCTCTTGGATCAAATGGGAAACATTCTCTTGAATAACGGTCAGTCCACTCAAACATAGTATTGTTTTCATCCATTACCATATAAGGGACTTCTTCGTTATATAAGAAATCTTTTATATAAAAATCTTTGATAAAATAACTATCACTATCAATACAAAGGTAAAAACGACTTAGACCTAATTTATAAAAACCAGACTTAATAAATTGTTGACCAACCCACCCTTTGTTAAAACTATGGATCTCGTGGTCATCTATAACTTTAGTATAGAATGGAAGGTTATTCTCAAATAATTTAATATCCTCATTTGGTACTGAGATATAAAATGGGATATTATCTTTGTTATAAGTTTGGATACTTTTAGCTAATTCAATAGCTCTATCTAAATCACCTTTATAACTTTTACAGAAAATAGAAATTGAATCCATTACAGAGTATCGTAGTAATTGTTTTGTTTTTCTTGACGCTCAATGGTCTTATGATGTTGTAGTGCTAGATCTTCTTCTAAAGGTAAAATAGCGTGAGTAGCATGACCAATAATTTTTTCATGTACTTTACCATGCCATTTAATACGTGGGTCATTTTTATAAATTCTCCACTGCATATCAGGCCAATTAACTCTACCTCTACTATCAACTAACCATCCCCATTTTTTGGTGTGTTCTTCAGTTAAACCCTTTACAGTATTAACACGAGCTACTCTAATTAAATCAGTCTCAGTATTAACTGCTAGGATTTGAGGTAATAGACGTACCATATACTCAGTAACCATTTCATCAGCATCAATCTGGAAGATATAGTCTCCAGTACACATTGAGTTTAGACGGTTTTTTAGAGCAGCAAAATCACCTTCAAATGCAAATGAACCCCATTTGAATAAAGATTTTTCAACATTCATTTTCCTTAGGTAAGTCTCCACTTCAGGATCACCATTGTTAGAATCGTATAAAACTACGATTTCATCTTCATCGCGCTTATTTTCAAGCAGGAATGAAACGAGTCGTTGAATTTCAACAAACTCGTTACAAACCGGTATTGCATAACTAATTTTCATATCTTACTGTTTGAATACTCCAATATAATCAAGAGCATCCATATACTCACGTTCTTCGAAGTGTTTTATAGTAGACATATCCATTTTTTCACCTTCTTCAGAAGCTAATACAGCACCCCATCTCCATTGTTCAGCACTAGTACCGTCAGCAAACACCATCCCCTTACCTGGGATATTAACTGTGTTGGGCATCCAAATTAGACCTTTTTCATCTTCACCCATCAATTCTTTATACAAATCAGGTAAACCTGCCATTTGCTCTTCTAAGAATTGTGAGTCACGAGTCATTACTGTATTAGTAACGAACCCACAGCCAAAACAGCTGTATGTTTTAATTTCATTGGTTACTTCAGTTACGTAACACGCATCTGAACCACAACGATCACAAATTACTAAGTTATCCATTATAATTTTTCTAATTTAGGTAGATTTAACTCTGGGAGGTTTAATTCTACTTGTTTTGGGAATTCAGGAACATTTTTATCTAGAATTGAATCTAATAAATCTCTCATGTTTGCAAAGCTAAAGTTTGTTTTGCTGTAGTATGCTTGGCGTTTTCCACCATCAACATAATTTTTATAGTTTTCAAACATATCTTTTAATGAGTGACCCATTTCACTAGGACTAGCAGCGAACCATTTTGATCCTTCAATTAACATATCCTTTACCTGAGCTGATTGGTGGATAGGTTTTAGTTCACCTCCAATTAACTTTGTAAATTCAGGTTTCAAGAAATCAATATGACCGCTCCAATTAGTTGCAATAATTGGTTTTTGAGATAAACTAAACTCTAGTAATGGTCTACCAAACCCTTCACCTCTAGTAAAGCTAATCATTGCTTTTACTTTTTTATGGTTGTAAAGTTCATTCATATCTGAATCATGGAGGTCACCTTGTAAAAGGTACACATTTGGTAGATTCTTAGAGTTAACTGTTTTCTCAATAGCTTTAATTTTCTTAAGAACTGCATCTCTACCCATATATGAGTTACCAATAGTAGAGGTTTTAAGAATTAGAGCTGGTTGGTTTTTCTTATTCTTGAATGTTTCATAGAATGCCTTGATCATTAGACCTACATTCTTTCTATCTTCACCTAGATTACCTGGTAACCAGTGACCTACAAATAGGAAAGCAAACGATTCAGGAATACTATCAATTGTAGAATTCATTTCAGTATTACCCATTGAATCGGTTTTAAAGTACTTATCTAAATTAGCACCTTCAAATAACACCTCCATTGGTTTTTGTAGTTGAATTTTTCTAACTACTTGACCTGCTTTATTCTTTTCCTCATATACTGAGTTTAAGAATGTTTGTTTTGAGTGGTTTGAAGATACTAGGTTTAGATCCATTCTATTCAAACCATCAATCCATTGAGGAGCACAATGTGTAGTCTCGATACCAGCAGTAATACCAATATTATACTTTCCAATAGCTTGGAATTCATTTGGTACTGAAATTTGTGACCAAATCTCTGGTTTTTGAGTTAATTTTTGTCCTACTGGGATTAGGTGTGGTTTTAAGAAATGCCATTCTTCATGGTCTTCAATAAAACCCCAAGGTGTATTACCCCAACGTTGTTGTAGGATTTTTACATCATACTTATCTAATTCAATAAGTGCTTTTACAATATCTCTTGAGCGAGCACCATATCCACTGTAAGTGTCAATGGGGCAGCTAATAACGTAAGTATCTTTCATTTTAATACAACAATTTATGTGGTACAGTAGGATTTTCTACTTCATTTACATTTAAAAATGTAAACTCTTCTCTAGGACTCCAAGTTGAGAATAACTCATCCATCCCTTCAATTACACGTTTTCCTTGAATTTCGGCTGTAAAACCAGCTTCATTACCTAAAGCCCATTCTTTACCTTTATTGCCTCTTTCTTTTCTTTCCTCATTACCCATTTGGTAAAGTTCCATAATGCGATCTGCAGCATCTTCAGGACGACATCTATCATCCCAAATGTAAGGTGTTGCTGGGGATCCTTGGATTGAGCGGTTGGTTGGGAATACTGGGAATGCCCATTCACCATGTTTCTTGTATTTACCTGTATGGTTAGAAGGAACTTCAGCATCTGGGGTGAACCAACTACCATCTTCTGTTTCAAAGCGCATTTGATCTTGCATACCACCTGTAACATTGGCAATAATAGGAGTACCTGTTAATATTGCTTCAGTTAATGATAGACCCCAACCTTCATTTGATGTTAGGAGGATTTGAGCATCTGCTAAATTGTAAAGATAATTTAATTGAGCTCTGCTAAATTTCTTAGTTGAGAAAATAACCGAATTATCGTCTTCACCAAATAAGTAATCTTTTACTGCTTGAAGATCTGTACCATGATTTGATACAATCTCAGTATGGAGGATAAATTTAACTTTATCTTGTTCTTCTTGAGGTAGTTGATCTTTAAAGTATTTGAATGCTAAAAGTGTATCTGGGATTTGTTTTCTTCTAATATTTCTAGAGTTAAATAAGAGGACAAAATCATCTTCTTTTACACCAAATGCATTTTTAAATTCACTGTATTCTTTATCTTCATCTTCGATTGGGAAGAAAACATTAGTATCTAAACCGTGGGGGATGTATTTAAAGATCTTGTTTTTACCTTTCTCACCCAAAACTAGTTTGTTAATGTTTACAGTTTGTTTTGAGATACCAAATAAAGCATCACACGACTCATAGAACGCTCTATTGTACATAGGAGCAGGGTAATCATCCCAAATATTCAAATAAGCAATTGGAATGTCCTTTCTAATTTCGTGTTCAATTTGGAATAAGAAAGTAAAGTAACGAGGATCCGTAATAAGGAAAATCGCATCAATATCGTGGATTTTCAAAATATTACGAATAGTAGCAGCATCACCATAACCATTATTTGGTTGAACGAATACTTCAGCATCATCAATGCCTGCTACTTTATTAATATCTGCACTTACATCTAGGAGTTTACCTACATCTGGGTGTTTGATTGCACCACCTAGATTATACCAGTTATAACGATGAGCTGTATGAGCAACTACTTCTTTAGCAACGTTACCAACACCTGAATGTAGACGTAAGTCGTCGCTAAGGAGTAGAATGCGTTTTCTTTGCTCCTTTGGAATGTAACCTTCTTTCATTTCTTAATTAGTCTTCTAACTCTAAGTTAGTCTGATTGTTAATTTGTTTTCTAAAATCTTCATCTGTAAGATACAAAAAGATAGCTCTATCCGCAAGTTTTTGGAATGAGAATTTTCTTTTCACACACTCAATTTTGAAGGCGTCAAACAAATCACTTTTTACTTTTACACTAGTAAGTGTTTTATCAGTACTTGCCATAATTTATTTATTTATATTTTGATATACGTATTTATTATTTCTCGAAAGTCGCAGAACATAAAGAAGTTTTAAAGTAAGGACACCATTTACAATTATTATTTGTTAAAGCAGGCATATCCTTTTCATTAAATCCATCTTTAGTAAAGCAATTATCTAAGAATTCATTTAATTTTTCTGTTGCTCTATTGATTGAGGTTTTACCAGAGGGTGGTCTAAATTGTTGAACTCGCTTAATAGGAAAATCACTTGATTCCCAAATCTTACGTCTTACAATAAAGAACTCAATATCAATACTATTAACATCAACTCCATACTGTTCAGCAAAGAATTTTTTATATAGAACTAATTGATGTTGTTTTGATTTATCTTTGCGCTCTTTAGGACCCCATCCTTTTGTGGATGTTTTAATATCGATTATAATGAATTTCTCTGTATTTTCATTATACAGCACCACATCCAAGAAGCCCATGTATTTAACGCGAGGTAAACGCGGGTTAGGCGCCAACACAATAGGAACCTCACAACCTACTAACCACCAACCACGTTTTGAGAAGTATTTACCTCTATTCTTTTTGATGTAACGGATAATTTCTACCCCGTCATCATAGAATTCTCTTAATTGAGCTGGGGTTGAGTAGTGTTCGTTTTTGTTTTTCTTATAATTTGCAGCGTAGATGTCTCTTAGGCGAGTCTCAAAATCCTCTTCTAAATTTATTCTATCTGCTTCTGCTGCGCTTTCACTGTACATTACATCTAGATACATTTGTAATGTCTCATGTAAAGCTGTACCAAAGGTCATATGAATTGATTGCTCAACTACTTTATGACCGTCCCTGTACTGCAACGCCCACTTACGTGGACATTGCGAATACATAGACAATTGCGAATATGAGACGTTTTTCTCAAACGCAAAATTGACCTCTTGAGGGGTGGTTTCTTGAATTTCCCTAACTATTTGGGGTGCTTTCTTTTTAGCCAAAACTTATTTTTTCCACAAACCTCTCTCTACTAATTGAGAGATGATACCGTAATTTGTAATATCTTGATAGGTATCGGTTAGTGATTCATTATTTGCGTCACGCTGGGAGATTAATAGATTTTTCCAGCGGTTCACTTTGTCATTAATACGGTACCAAAGTCCTGTAAGAGCAAATTCCCTCTCCTCTTGAGTTCCAAGGCTAGTACCAGCACTAATATTAGACATACCGTAGTCCAAATGCTTTTTAGAGAATAACTCCAACTGCTCTTCCACGACAGCCATATAGCCAGCGTAAATAGTAGGATATTCTTCTTTAAGGATTTCGGTAGCTGTAGGTCCATAATTGATGTTTTCTTCACTCATAACTTGAATATAATAACTTTATTGTTTACCTCCAAATCCTTTTATAGTGCTCTCGTCTCTATCTAAACGTTCTTCAATTGAAGCAATTTTTTCAAGTACGGTAGCTAATGCTGCATTTGTTTCCTCAATGATGGCAGCATCAATTTCAGCTAATTCATCTAGCCTTTTAATTGATTGTGGATTTGGTTTTGACTTTGAGGTTCTAGCTAGTAGAATAGACATTAAGATAATTGGGGTAATAATTAAAGTAAAGATAAACAACCCTGCTATTACTGAATAAATTCCTATCATACTACTTGCTTATCTTTATGGAAATACTTTTGTAGTAATTCGATTTGTTCTTCGTATTTACCAATCTCAGCTAATTCCATTTCAATAGCTTGGATGATATCTGGGTGTTCACCTACCCCAACTGGTTGGTTTAGATAAACTTCAACATTTGCTCTATGTTTAGCAATGTGACCTTCAGCATGTTTAATAACAGCTTCTAGCAAAACATTTCTCATAGTGAAATTTTCTTAATTAATTTTTCTGTTTCTTCATCATTCACACCCATTTTCCACAAGATACCTCTAACTCCATGTTCTTGTAGGATTGGGATATATTCATCGGCTTCGCCTAATGAGCATTCTAAGTAGTCGGCAACGTACTCAGCTGCTTCTTTGTAATTTGTTTTGTTCTCGTTCTTTACGTACTTCAGGTAGACTTTTTTTTCAGGGATCATTTCTCGGTAGATGGTATAAATTTGCTTTTTGTTATTAGGGTTTATCTTTTGAACATAATTCACAATATCTATGTAATTTATATCCATAGATAAATATCTATTAATCATAAAACTATTCCAATTATTCCATGATTCTTCCGAAATTTTTTCAGAAGGGGTCTTATAGATAGTTATTTCATTTAACCATCCCCAGATATTCTTTATCTCCTTACTCTTCGCCACCGAATTCTTTTCTTAAGTCCGGGTGTAGTGTATCCTTTAGAATCTCTCCTGTTTCAGGATCGAAAAATACTGGGATTGGGATGATTCCGTCTTCTGAGGTACCTGTGATAAACTTTGATACTTTTCTTAGGATTACTCCTTGCTGCCAAATTTTACTTCCTGTTGATGTTTCGATTGAAGTTGTTTTGCTCAAATCGATGTTTGGCATTTGCATTTGTCCTTGGTCCATTTTTATAATTCTTGATAGTTAATACTTGTTATTTCGTCACACACATATAATTCTCCATTGTTTCTGAAAACGTGGGTACAGTTGTAAAGTGTTTTTAGGATATCAGCATCCCATTTTTCACTGTCAGTGAATTTTCTTTTCACCTTATACATTTCCCCTCGTATTTCTAATATTCCTTGAGTCATTATTTCAATTCAATTATTCTAGCAATTAGAGACATTACATTAATTTCTTTATCTATACGGAAATTAGCTTGGTAAGCATATTCGTTTAGATAGATTGAAACCATACCTTCTTTACCTTCAGCATACTTTGAAGCGTTATCATATAAGAAACGATAAAATTCTTCAAAATCTTGTACGTTGGCATTCGCTATGATTTGCCTTACTTCTCTCCAGCTCGGTTTAGCCTTCATTAATTCTTTTAATACTTGAACCATATAATTAGATGATACAAGTACTGATTTATCAATTGCAAGTTTATTATCTTGAGTTGATAATTGAATTGTATTAAGACATTTACGTAAGTCTGGGTAATATTGGTTTACGATTACTTTTAGATCTTCTACTTCAAATGAAGTATTTTCTTTATCTAATACCCAAGCAATATGCTTAGCAACATCACCCTTAGTAGGAGGTACAATTTTAAGTACTTGGCAACGTGATTGAAGTGGATCAATAATACGCTCAACAAAATTACACGTCATAATAAAGCGTGTTGTTTTAGAAAACGTTTCAATCACATTACGAAGAGATGCTTGAGCTTGAATTGTTAAGAAATCTGCCTCATCTAAAATTACCACTTTAAGTGGTTTAAATGACATTGTTGAAGCAAAACTAGATACTTTATCTCTAATAGTTTCAATACCTCTTTCATCTGAAGCATTGATGTAGATATAATCGCAATCTAGATTTTTAACAATAAGTTTAGCTAATGTAGTTTTACCAGTACCAGCGGGTCCCTGGAATATAAAGTTTTGGATATCACCTTGATCTAGATACTGTTGGATTGATTTTTTAATATGTTCATTCCCAACATAATTTTCTAGTTTGGTTGGTCTGTATTTTTCTACCAATAAACTATGATCAATAGTCGCCATATAAATTAAACTTTTTAGGAGGTTCTGGTTGTACTTCTTCCATTTTTACTTCCCAAATATACAACTCTCCTTTGAGGGGAGCAAGGCCAAAATCACCTCTGTAGTCATATTTTTGAAAATAAGCTTCTAAGGTTTCAGTTAAAGAATCGTATACCTTAGAATCACCAACAAGAGACCACCTGTCACCAGGTGGAACTCTCGTTGCGATTACTGTTTTAATCTGCTTTTCTACTTGCATTACATCATGCCTCCCATCATTGACATAGGATCCATTCCACCTTCTTGGTCTTCTGGGTTGTCAACAACTACACATTCTGTAAGTAGGATAGTACCTGCTACTGAAGCAGCGTTTTCAAGTGCAGTACGAGTTACTTTAGCTGGATCGATGATACCTGATTCTTTCATGTTTACAATTGATTCTGTTTTTAGGTTATAACCATCCCAAACATTATCACTAGCAATTACACTCATAGCTAACATCTCAGCTTTAATCTGCTCATAACCTGCATTTGTAAGGATTTGGGTAAATGGTTTACCACAAGCTTGGTATACAATTTCAGAACCAATACCATCTACTCCTTCAATACTCTCACGAGCATACAATAAAGCAGCACCACCACCAGGAACAATACCTTCTTCAATTGCAGCTTGAGTTGCATTTAAAGCATCATCTACACGGTCTTTTGTTTCTTTCATTTCAGTTTCTGTAGTACCACCTACATAAATGATAGCAACACCACCAACAAACTTAGCAAGACGGTTTTGTAAACTTTCAATCTCAAATGGAGTAGTAGCTTGAGAGATTTGAGTTTGGAGTGAATCTACTCTTTGCTCAATTGCTTCCTCACTACCCTTACCATCTACAATTGTAGTATCTTCTTTAGTAACAGTTACAGTACGAGCTTCACCGAACCAATCCCAAGAGAATTTTTCTAGCTTCATACCTTTTTCTTTACTAAATACTTGACCACCTGTTAGTGTAGCGATATCTTCAAGTACTAGCTTTCTACGTTCACCAAATTCAGGAGCTTTAACAGCACATACTGCTAATGTACCTCTCATTTTGTTTACAACCAATGTAGCAAGTGCTTCATTATCAATATCTTCAGCGATAATCAATAGTGAACGACCTGTACCTGAAACACCTTCCAATACTGGGAGGAGATCTTTTACTTGGGTAAAGCGTTGGTCAGCAATTAGGATGTAAGGGTTATCTAGAACCGCTGACATATTGCTGTTATTGGTAACAAAGTAAGGTGATTTGTAACCGCGGTCAAACTGCATACCTTCTACAACTTCAAGGTAAGTTTCACCTGATTTGCTTTCTTCAATATGTACTACACCTTCACGACCTACTTTATTCATTGCAGTAGCAATCAATTTACCTACTTCAGGATCATTGTTTGCTGAGATTGAAGCAATTTGTTCTAGTTGTTCTTCTGAGGTGATATCTTCAGAATTAGAGCGAAGTGTCTCTACTACTTGTTTAACTGCTTTATCAATATCACGCTTAATTTCAACAGCATTGGCACCGTTATTTAGGTGTGACAAACCTGCCTTCACCATTTCACGGGCCAATAGTGTTGAGGTGGTGGTACCATCACCGGCTTTATCTGCGGTTTTGATTGCAGCCTGCTTTACCATTTGTACTCCTAATTCTTCAATAGGATCATTTAGTGAAATTGACTTAGCAACAGTAACCCCATCTTTAGTTGATTGTGGGTAACCAGCTGCATTAGAAATAACAACATTACGTCCATTAGGACCCATTGTTGATACTACTGAATCAGCCAATTTATCAATACCGTTTACTAGCTGGGTTCTTGCATCTGAACCGAATTCAATAACTTTACTCATTATTTATTAATTTTTGCTAAAACTTCATTTTCTTTACCAATCCAGTACTCTTCACCTTCGTATTCAAACTTAGTAAAGCCCATTGTTGGTAGAACTACGATATCCCCTTCTTGTAGTTGGGTTGGGATAAACTGACCCATTACTGTGTGGCCTGGTCCTACTGTAACGACTTCACCTGTTTTATTTGTGTCATTACCTAGATCAGGTACAACAATGTTACCATACATTGTTTCTTCTACTTCTACCGGTTTAACGATAACCGCATTATATAATGCTTCTAAATTCATATGTCTAATAGGTTTTTAATTCGATTTTCATTTTTCTCAAAAGTCTCAACGTATTCCTTAATTGAATCGTAATCGCGAGAATTAGTAGCGTCTTTAGCAATTTTTTGAATTGCTGAACTTAGATTAGAACAAAATGCTAGTGTCTGTTGGTAAGACTTACCACTTTTTTCTACTGTGATGTTTTTAACTACTGAGTAGTTGTTGTCATCAATTTGAATCATGTAAGGATCCAGTTGAGGATCTTTGATAAAATTTGGCATAACTATTTCTATTTTATTTGTGTTGAATATACAAAAGAGACCCTAGGGCTACAAATTAAATTACTTAATTTTTAGGGTTTTTGGCATTGCTTCTTTAGCTAATGGAATTCTAAGTGTTAGTAATCCATTTTCCATTTCAGCGTTAGCCTTAGATAAATCGAACTTAGGAGCGATTTTGTAACCTAAATTAAAGGAACGTTTTGCAATTCCTTTGTATAGGTAGTGATGATCAGTCTCACCGATAGGATCATTATCCTTATCGTAACTGAAACGTAGTTCATTCCCAGCGATAGAGATATCAATATCTTCTTTAGAAATACCAGTACAGGCAACTTCAATTACAAGGCCATCTTTGGTTTCATAGATATCTACTGGGTGTTTGATTTTTGCCTCTTCGGCAGGTTGGAAATTAAGCTCGTTCCCAAAGAAATTACGGACGAGTACGTCAAATGGGCTATGCCCTCTGCTAATTAGTGTCATAATAAATCACATTTATGCTGTCCTTAGATCAGCGGTTAATAAAAACTAAAATGCCCTAGGGTCATCTTTTGTATTCAGTTATATATATGTTAAAAATCAGTTTCTGCGCGTCTAATCATAAAGTATTCGCTAGAAGTATCACCTGATTTGAATTTTAGGTGGAGTAACCCATGACCGCTCAAATGTAACACCCCGGATTCCATATCTTTATTTGCTGATAGGATGGTTTTAAACATATTGGAGTCAAATGGAACATCAATATTTCCTTTTTTAATGTTACCTTGTAATTGGTAGGTAATCTTATTGCTATGACCGTAACCATCACCAAAAACAACTTCACAAACTAAATCGCCATCCATATCGAATGTAGATTTAAAAGCCATGTTATCAACATCACTCAAAGCACTTTTAGCTCTAATTAGGTGGGAAATATCTTCATTTGTTAAATCAATTTCAATATCCCATTCTTCAGGCTCATTTACTGTACCTACAGGAGGAATAAGCAGTGAATCAGATAAAGCATATGTAAGGCTAAAGTTCATATCTGAAACATTTAGCTTAGTAGCTACTGTATTTGTTTTTTCTAATTCTAAGAGTAGATCACCCTGGCAAATTGAGACAAGGTTAGATAGCTTTTTAGTATCATATACAGCTAATGTACTATCTTCTAGATCAAAATCTTCACAGTATACATGACCAATAACATCCTTACTTGGAGAAATAAAATTAATCTCTAGGTTTTTGTTATTAATAACCCATTTTACAGATTCATTGGTTCCTAAGTAATACTTAGAGATAATTGATTGTATTGTTGACTTTGGGATCATAGATTAAAGAATTGATTTCTATATGGATTTAAGTTAAGTTTCCAACCTAAATCATCATAAAAGTTTTCTAATTTATTTAACAGGATAGATTCAAAAATTTTCTTTCTATCCGCATATTCTTCGATAAATGTACGAATTTTTTCTGGGAGATCCCACTCTAGGAATGCAAGTCCATCTATTTTATATGGGTTATCCTTTAAATAAATCCATTTTACTTTATCACCTTGTACAATGTAACTATGTTGTTTATCTAATCCCCAAAATCTAAGTAAATCATTATACTTAATAGTAGCACGAACTGAAGCAGGGGCACCTTTAGCTACTGCTGAGAACATTTCACCTGCTCTTGCTTTGCGTTCTGTATATTTGTTTAGTGTTTTTACTGATGTTGGGTTTCCTAGTTGGGTTAGGGGGATGGAGCCATCTAAGATTTGTTTTCTAAAGACTTTAACACGCTCATCAATTTCAGCTTGTGTAGCACCTTTTAGAACATCAACCAATACAGCATTGAAGAATTTACCTAAGATAGGAGGGAAGTTAGCCTTTTTAAATTCAAGACCTTTAACATCAAGTGTTTCCTTAGCAATACCTTCTTGCTTAGTAATCCACTGGGCATATCTACGAGTTGCTCTAAAATATGCTGAACGGATAACACATTCGGTTTTCATTTCTAACCTGTGTTCGTTTACATTAAAACAATCTCTAGCTAATCTATTATAATCCTCAGTAATGATATCTTGATATTGAAGTGCAATTTTTTCTAAGGCATCATCTTTTCCTTCAACACTCATATCATCGAAGTTAGGATACAAATGTCTAAGTAAAGGTTCAGCATTGAAGTAGTTAGAATCTGTGTCTACATAAGCACAGTAATTAACATCACCTTCATCACAAATCCACCAAGGTACTTCCTCTAAATGTTTCATTCACTAATTTTAATTTCGCCCAAATTGTGGGATGGAATATAATAATGATATTCGTGTTTATCAAGCCACTTAGTAACAATGTTTTTCATTTGGTGAGAATTTCCTGTTACAACTGTATACTGTTTATAACCGGGACGTTCCCAAAAGAAAAACTGGTCTAGCTTATGCTCAACGTCTTTGTGTTTTATACCGTGAAGGTCTAATTTAGAATTTAGCATCGTCTCCTGGTAAAGTTATAATTCCTCCATCTTTTTCACCTCTGGAATTGTAAACTTGTTCCTCAGGCACAACGTGGAATTTATATCCTTTAATTGAGAATTTTCCTCCTTGCTTTAGCATTTTTCTAAAGAAATTCTCTTGTACTTCCGACCAATTTTCACTTAGCTTAATAATACTGTCCTTAGTAAGCTTTTCACCTTCATGGTAAATCTCTACTTTACCTCTAATTGATTGTTTACTTAACATATCTCTAATTGTAATTTTTACTCCACACCCACTTATAACCTCCAGCAGTTTTCTGCTTTCCTTCACATACTTTTGAGATGCTGGTGTAATCTATATTTGTATCTCTCCCAGCACCACTTACTGAATTATGTAATTTAATAAAGTTTCCTTGTAAATCCAACTGCACTACTGCTTTTCTTAACTTAGCTTTATGTTCTTCAGTTCTGGGTGATTTGGGTTTACCTTTGGTGGCTTTACTTATATTAGCACATTGTTCAGGGGTGAGTTTAGAACCACGTTTTGCTTCCCAAGCTTTTTTAAGTTGTTCTTGTGGAACTCCTCTTTTTTTCATTTCTATACTTCTTTTTTTCCTAAATTCTTCAGAACGTTTTTTTCCTCTTAATTTATCCCCTATAGATTTATTATCTCTTGTTTTATGAACTTCCCACATAATCTCCTTAAAGTTTGATGGGCGGTTAGCTAAACGTTTTTTCTGTATTTCAGCTTTTTCTTCATCTGTTCTTGTGGCCCAATATCCACTATTACCTTCCCCTCCATCAGTCATATTATAACCTTCACCTAAGAACGTGTTATATTCTGCTATATACTTCATCTCAAGCGTGTTAGCCTCATCCTCACTACAGTATTCGAGAATATATTTCTTAAACGATTCAACGCCATATTTTTTGATAGCTGCCTTTATAGCTACTCCACTACCCCAATAATCGTCTTCAATCGAACCCTTGTGTTGTCCAATATATTTTTTACCACTTTTTTTATTTTCAATACAATATATAAATGTTTTCATAGTCGTTTCGTTATGATACGTCCATAAATACTATAAATCTAAAGAAATCTCACCCCTTACTACACGATTCATGTGTCGATTAGCACACAAGGCAGATTCTTGGATAATACGTTGTCCACTCAAGGTAATGGCTTCAGATAAAATTACATTTCCAAACCTGAAACTGGGGAGGGCGGTAGCACCGTAAAGTGAATTCAGCAAAATTTTCATTGTATACTGTTTCATGTGAAATGAAGCACCTAATTCTTCATCTCCAGCTTTATAAGCTTCTTTCATTTTACCTTTATACAAAACACGTTCATCAAACCATTTCTTCAAAATAGTAGATAGTACTGATTCTTTATCAGTTCTAAAGAATACACCATTTGCTGAGATTGCTAGGTTGTTTTCTTCGACTAATTCAATTAAATCACCAACGTGGATTTGAGTACGCTTACGATTAGAATTTTCAATTACTAATAATTCGTCTGCTTCTCTTTGTTTTAGATCATTTAGACCTAAACGATTATTTCTATCATCTTCATCTATGATCCTACCAACCATTGTTTCTTTACCAATGTTAATAGTCATAATAATTGAAGGGTATAGAGAGGTTAAATCCTCATCAAACATGTAATTATAAATCCCAGCTTTAGGACAGAACAGGTAACCACCAGCATAATTTTTCTTAGAGATAGGATTTTTATCCTTAGGTGGCGGAACGATCCCTTGAGAAAGTAAATATGCTGAAATGGCACCGTCCTGTGTTTTTGTATTAGCATACACCTCACTGTAATTGTGCTTACCTTTGTGGGCCAAGTTTTTAGTGAGTGCTAGGTATTCTAATTTTTCATCTAATGCTTTTAAGATCTCAACATCACGGAAGTTGTATTGGATGAATGTTTGAACATCTTCTTCAAATAATCGGTCTAGGTTTCCTTCGTATTCAATTTTATTAATACCAGCGTATTTTTCTCCAATTGCATCTAGCTTATAAGATGGCTCATCAGCCCAACTATACTTCTTATGTAAACGCATATAGTCAAGGGATTCAACACCTGCAATTTGAATATACTGGTCTTTAGCCCAAGGAGTTTCTCTTACAGTTTTAATAGGTGAGAGGTAAGATGCTGCCTCTGCCCCTAATACATTTCTAATACGGTAGTAAAGGTAAGGGATATCGAAATAATCACTGTTCCATCCTACAATAATATCTGGGTCGATTTCTCTAAAGTTAATAATAAACTTTTTTAATAATTCAGTTTCTGTAGCAACTGGGATTATTTCTTTGTTTTTTGCTTTAGTATGGGTGATACGGTTCTTAGTATCTAAAATTAGAATAGCCCATTTATCATTTGATTTATCATACCAAGCAATTGAAGTTACCTTTTTAGGGGCACTTTTAATATATTCTTCTGTAAGTGCTTCACCCATTTCAATCTCGATATCGAAAAATAATTCTTTATGAGATTTAGACGGATCATCATTTGTTCCATATTTTTCAATTAGGAATTTTTGATACGGAGTCATATCAGCAAAGTGAAGACGCATATCATCTCTTTTCCACTTTGATGTTTTTTTTAAGTTTTCACCGTTTAGACCTACATGAGTGCTCTCCTCAGGAGAACACTCAACGTATGCTTCATTTACCCATCTTTCCACCTCGTAACCCGTATCAGTCCAAAGGTGCATATCATAGGTATTGTACTGGTCTTTAACAGCTTTTGCGAAACACTTCTTAAACATTAAAACTTATTTAATTTTATTACTTTTTTTTCTGTTCTCAGTTATAGTTAAAGGCTGAGTGTTTGTATAATGGAATGAACCACCCTTACTTAAGGGTATTATGTGATCTACTTCCCAATATACACCATAATTATCCCAACTCATATTTTTATCAAACTGACGTTCTAAATGTAATGAATACTCTTCATAGGTGCAACCTAAATACTTATTACTGGATTTTGTTTTTGATTTTAAGTGATGGTTTATTAAAGCTCTAGTAGATTCTATTAACTTATATTTAGGATCTTGTCTACGTTTTCTCATATATTCTCTATGATTTTTTTTAGTTTGATCCTTATTCTTAAGTTCATACTTTCTATTTTTAGCTATTATAGCATCTTTATTTTTATCATAGTAACGTTTTGTTACTTCACTAGACATAGCATAAAAATATTCTTTATGACACTTTTTACACTTATAATCATACCCATCTTTTGTAGATTGTTTTTTATAAAACTCAGTAATAGGTTTAGTTACACTACATTTTTTACAATATTTCTCCATTATATATTTTGGTTATACATATTGGGAGAGACATTAAAGTAACATTTTTTAAATAGTATACAATTATTCTGTAAAAAACTGTTTAAGGTTTGGTCTAAAATAGTTAATAGACTTCATGACCTTTTTATCAGAAGATCGATAAACAACATATGTACCATTTACTTCTTCGTAATGACATGGCTCACCTTGTTGTTCTGAACGAACACGAACTGTTTCTTCTGCTTCTTCTACGGTCTTACAAACTTTAGATAGGTTAGAAGCTTGTACTTCTTGATAACCTTCCCACATTTTGTCTTTTAAACCAAACACCATAGCTCCATTACCCAAACCAACGTAAGTAATATCGAGTAGTGCATCTAGAATTTCAACAATATCATCATTTTCAACTGCTTCTTTCAACTCATCAAGTTCTTCCTGGATGAAGTTAATTACGAAATCAGCATCATCTTTATTGATAGTTGGTTCAGTTCTATTTTGATAATCTTTCCCCATTGTAGTGTTAAATTCTTCTACTTCACTTACAAAAGGAACATAACTACCATTAAATTTAGACTCAATTCTTTCAGCCATTAGATCAGCCCATTCACTTTCAGGTGTTAAACTAAGTTGATCTCTATCTCGAAGCGACTGCAGGGTACCTAGACCCTGAATCAACTCCATTGCAATCATATCTTTAAAACTACTCATATTAAATGTTATGACCTCCGTTATTAATTTTTAAACTATCAAAGAATTCTTTACGTGCATTGTTTGTATCATCTCTAAATGCACCTGATGCTTTAGTAGTGATTTTGGTAGTGATTTTCATTTCTCTTTGGTGTTAAATCCTTTAATCTCTCTTTCCTCCCACCCAATATATGATTCCAAACATTTCACCATATATCTGAATGTAGATGGTTCCATTAGGTACTTGTATTTGTATGCTTCAGTTAATCCAACTATCCACGCATCTAATTCCATATGGAACTTATCAAATTCAGTGTGATGAAAATCCTTCAGATTGGTACTAATACAATGTCCTAATTCATGGAAGAATGCTGCAATTTCTTCATCCTTGTTATCATATACACCAACCCATATTTCATCTCTGCCAGCGCAAGCTGATTCGTTTAAGTAAGCATCAGGACCATTTACCTTCCACCACTTATCTCCACGCTCTACTTTGTGAACTATAATCCCGTATTGAAGACCTATCTCTTGATAATTCATTTCTCTTTGGTGTTAAAGGAAGTATATGATGTCTCCAACAACTTCATCACCCCCATCATCTATATAGGTTGCGTTTTGAACTTCTTTGCACATTTCAGCAGTAGAATAGAATGGAGCATCTCCTGCATCAAAGTAACCAATGCAAACGACAGCGTCTTGATTCATACCCTTCAGCATTTCAATCAACTCTTTTACTGTTGTATTTTTCATTTCTCTTTGGTGTTAAAGTATTATGTACCCTACTTCTTCTAAAGTGTTTAACTCATCATCAGACAAGGCAACCTTACTATATGTTGTAAGGTCAATTTCATAAAATTCACGAACAAAGTCTCCTATGCTACTTTCAAACACATCTTTAGACTTAAAAGCATAAACAAACTCTTCACCCTCTTCACCTTTCAAGTAAACTTCATAAACTTCTACCATTTTTATATCAGTTTGTTCTCCCTCATTCAACCTGCTATCTGAGGTTAGCTTATTCTCAGTCAAGTATTTTTTTAGATCAAAATTGTCCATTGTTGTCTTTGTTTATGTGATTATTTATTTATTTAAATGGGTTCTTGTATTCCATTTCTTCTTTCAATTGATACTCCTTATCGTCAATCTCTGCAACCCCATCCTTTGGACCTCTATCCTCAACATATCCATTTGAGTTTTCAAAACGTGTTAAGTTTCCGTATGAATCATATTCCTTCTTATACCATCTTCCATCTGAGTATTCAGAGTAGATTTCATTTCCATTCTTATCATTAATTTCAAATGGAAACTCTGTAATGTTGAGCTGTTGTGCGATTGTTTTCATTTCTGTTTTCATTTCTATATTTGTTTATTTATGTATTTCCCACCACTTAACCGCAGGTGGATACTCGGTTTATTAGAATTGTAGACGTTCAAACGTCTTACCATTTTCAGTCATAACGTAGTAGTGAGTGTCTTTGCGAAGAGTGAAGAACTTTCCATCTTCATCGGATATAATTCCATCTGCTCCCTCAGATGTTACCTGATGCATATTGCAGAAGTCTTGAAATTCTTTGGGGTTGTAGAGTTTACTCATAACTGAGTAGTTGTCCCCTAATTCGTAATTGCGGGTGATTCGACCTTCGTCGATCATTCTAAGTATAAACATAGTGTTTAGATTTATGTATGTGTTTATTTATACATAAATAAATATACGAAAAAAGGATTAGAAATCCAACCCTTTCTTCAAATTTTTTTACGTCTTATTTCGTTTTAAAGGTTTCTGTCTTATAATTCTTGATGCATTCTTCCTCCATCAACTCTACCATTTTAGAGTGGGAGATTTCTTCTCTTGCGTGTTGCCATTCCAACGCTCTTACAAATCCTTGCTTTAAGTATTTACCCATTGTCTTTGGTGTTAAAGGTTAAGGATTGACAATAACAAGAATTAGCATAGCAATGAATACTAAAATAAACAGTAACCCTGCCTTTGGGTTGGGTGGTCTATCATTAAAATATCCTTCATACATAATCTATTTCTCTTTGGTGTTAAAGGTTTCTGTCCTTATTTACCCTGTAAATATACGAACTATTCTTTATATTTCCAAATGTAACCACCAGAACTATTTTGCTTTTTCCTAAGACATGCTGAGATTCCATCGTTGCGAATTCCTAGTTGACGAGCGGCTTCATTAATACTTTCATATTCTGCTATAAAATTTCCATCCAAATCGTACTGGAAGATGGCTTTTTTTAAAGTAGAAGTATCGCGAAATTTTTGAATCATTTTAGGGGTTGTTTTTCTAGGGTTTTCTCTTTTAGTTTTTGAAATTTTTTCAATAGTCTCTTTTGAACGAGGTTTAGCATTCTCAGCCCAATATTCCTTCATTTTGTCTATTGTAGATTTCTTATGTTTTTTTCCTAAATTCACTTCCCAAAAATAGTATCCACCTCTTGATACATTTAATCCTTCTTCAATACTATTATATTTTTTAATATAATAAATCTCTTTTTCAACTAATTCTTCAAATTTACATTCTTCTAATACCTCAAATTTATGGTTTTCTACACCATATTTTTTAAATGAATAATATAGTTTACGTTGTTGGGGCATTGTTTTTTTCTTAACAGAATACCCTCTCCAACGTTCTTCTATATTTTTAGATAAACCAATGTAAACTTTACCACTTGGGGATGTTATTTTGTATATTCCTATCATGATTATACATATGGTGCCCCTTGTCGAGACACCATATGTTTATCAATAAGAATTAAATATGTCTTCCCCCGTTGTTAATCTTAAGGCTATCAAAGAATTCTTTGCGAGCGTTATTTGTGTCATCGCGGAAGGCACCTGATGCTTTTGTTGTAACCATTGCAGCGCCTTGGTGTTTTACACCACGACAACTCACACATGAGTGATTAGCCACTACAGTAACAATTACACCTAAATTACCTTCAGTAATTTGATCTACGGCATTGTGGATTGCTGCTGTCAATTGTTCTTGAATAGCACCTCTACGACCAAACAGTTCTACGATTCGGTTTAGTTTTGACAAACCAATTACTTGACCTTTTTCACCTGCAATGTAGCCAATATGTACTACACCTCCAATAGTTTGGTGGTGGTGAGAACACATTGAGGTAAGAGGAATATTACGCTCAATAATTACACCATCGTAACCATCTGAAGGGAATGAAGTAATAGGAGACATTGCGTTGTAACGACCAGCCCATAAATCATTTACGTATGCTTTAGCTACACGACGTGGTGTTTCCATTGAGTTTGGATCATTACGCCAATCACATTTTAGAGCATCCAAAAACTTACCATAAGCTTCTGTTGCTTCTTCAATCATTTTATCTTTTTCGGATTGTTGCAGTGGGAAACCTTCAGCAACACCATTGGCAAAACCTACCTGTACTACTTCTAGATTTTCGTGGTTTTTTCTACGTTTGTTTTCCATGTATTATAACTTATTTTGTGTAAATGTAATAAAGATTTTTATAAAGCCCAAATTGAAGGTAAATTTCTCATATTTCCTTTTTCATCATCTAAGCCATATCCTACGATCCATTCCTCATCTATATCAAACGCATGATAGCATTCTTGAGGTGGTGTTGGTGAATTTTTTCTTACAATGAGGGTTACAATTGTAATAGAAGCTGGTTTTTTAACTTCTAGATATTCTGTAATTGCTTTCATTGTGTTTCCTGTATCAAAAATATCATCTACAATGTAGACGTGTTTACCTTTAATAGGTGTTTCAAGGTCTTTTGATATTACTATATCGCCTTGTTTACGGTCTATATATGATTTAACGCGCATAAAATCGCATTCCATGTCAATTGGCGTAGCACGTACTAAATCGCTGTAAAACGCAAAACAACCGTTAAGTAAACCAACCATTACTACAGGTGTTTTATCATCTCTGTGTTTATCGGCTATTTGTTTACCAATGATTTTAGTTTTGAATTGAATTTCTTCAGCGGTTAACAATTCTTTCATTTGAATTTATTTTTTACTCGTTCTGAAATTGGGATAGGGTCGTTGTTTTCGTCTATCCTTACAAACTTAATATTTGTAGATAATATAACACTTTGATTTCCAGAATACACGTTATGTGCTCTAGCTTCTAAATAAAGTGTTAAAGAAGTATTTCCTATATCAGCAACTTTACCATAAATCTTAATTAGCTGGCCTTCTTTGGCAGGTTTCTTAAAGACACATTCGTCTATCTTTATTGTAACCATTCTAGGAGTATCAGCTATCTCCATTGCCATAGCGGCTCCAGCAGCATCAATCCAAGCCATAAGTTTACCTCCAAAAAGGTTAGCATGGAATCCTAGATCTGATTTTTTAATTGGGTGACTGGTTATTAGTTGCATTTCTAGATAATAAACAATTTAAACAAATATCACTATATTGAGTGCTATTAGGGATTTGTACCCCACATCTTAAGCACTTATTAATTTCGTTTTTTTTCACAATTTTTACAAATGTAAATGTAATGGTCAGGCCCCATATCAGACTTAACCAGGTATTTTTTTATCACTTTGTCAGGGATATTATTGAGACAATCGTGACAAACTGTTGTTACTTTTTTAGCCATTATTTTTGTTCGTCAAAAAAGAAAATTTGGAAAAATCTACTAGATGGGAAATCCCAACCAAAGTAATCATTACCAGAGTGAATTAACTGACCGTCAAAAATTACTAGTCGATTGTAAACATTTCCTACAGTATCTACCCTTTCGTAAGGGGTTGGATCCAAAAAGGTATGATAGTTAAATACTGTATGTCCCTGTTCTTCAGCTTTACTTATTTCGCTTCCGTGTCTAACCCCACTTGCTTTATGCTTATAAAAACTAGTACCACCTTGAGTTGGGGCATCTGGGGTTAGGTAAATTACTGCTGCCCATTGTTGGGAATCACAGTGGAATACTTGAGGGGTATCTGCTTTACAACTTTGAAACCTTCCGTTGATACCATAATCATACCACCCAGTACCATTTTCTGTATGGTCAGCAATTTTAATACCCATAATACCTTCAAATCGTTCTTTCAAACCATTAAAAAGGAATTGCTTACGGGTTCTACTACCTACAGCCCCTTCTCCAGGAAAATAAGTTTGTAACAAAGCATATTCTCTTAAAGAATCAGGATCATCATAAAAATTATCTACTACCCAAAATCTAGGATTTGGTTGTTGAGAAAAATTTACAATATCTCCTGAAATGATTCCCCAGTCAGTGCCCGGAGAATCATCTTTTAGGAGGTGTTCGTTTGATATAATTGGGTTCATTTATACTGCTCTCTTAGTATCGTAAGCAATAATATGATCACGTCCTGTCATATTATAACCATGTTCAGCACATAACTCAAATACAAGAGGATACATTTTAATTAATTCTTCTCTTGTATCTCCTGCTGGCATGACAAAGGTTTTATCTTTTGGAATATCGAGCTCTTGTCTGTAGTTCTCGATTTCAGCGAGTCCTTCAGCAGTGCCATCCCACACAGGCTTATAGTGATAGTCAGTATGATAGCTAATAGTCTTTCTAATGGCTTCAGAGTTGAGGCGAAGACGGTTGTGTGTTTGTACCATCTTTTCTGTAGTCTCGGCACCACCGGGAGTAAGAGTCCCGACAACAGGGACACTATTACTAAACTTAGGTGATAAAGAAATGAGATCAATCGGGTAATCGGTCTCGAGGAAATGAGAGCCTTCAGTCTCGATAGTAATGAGGATTCCTCTTTCATGTGCAAAGTGAGTTAATTCGTTAACTAGTTTAGGCCACATTGTCGGTGAACCCCCCGTTAACATCATTTCCTTGACGTGAGGATTCTCATCATAAATTTTAACAATATCATTAAAACTGTAAGTAGCTTTTTCTGGGTGGATTGATGTGTACCAACTATCGCACCATCCACCTTCACCGAAATAACAACGGTGGGTACAACCGGTAGTTCTTACTGCGATAGTAGGTCTTCCAAATCTACTACCTTCACTTTGAACACAGCGATACAACTCTACAATACCTTGTTTTTTATCTTTTTCTTCTTCAGTCATCCTTCCTAGAGGAGCTGCTTTATGCCATAATTTAGGATTCAACATAATATGCTGCGTTTTTACCATGTTCAGCAAATTTAACTTTGGTAACTCTTACTCTACCTTCAGTCTCAGTCTGAACAAATTCGTTAATTTTATTGAAGATATATTCAGCAAATTTTTCTGCTCCTGTAGCAGGGATAACTCTTAATTGAACAATACCTTCGTGATTTAATTTTTGGAAATGGTGAAGTGCAGGATCATCTTCAGCACAAATTAGGGTATGATCAAACATGTAATCCATCCATGCTTTTGGAGACATACCATCAATTTGAGTTTCGGCACGCTTCATACCACCAAAATCCCAAACCCAATTTCTATGGTCTAGGTCACCTTCAAAATATACTTTAAAAGATACTCCGTAACCATGAAGGTACTGACAGTGAGTTGTATTTGCTTTCCATTGACGGAATACTGTTGAGAACCCGTCAAATACTTTACTTGATTGAAACTTACCCATTTGTAAAACTATTATATGTTTCGATTAATTCAGCAGCTTTCATTTTGCTACCACCTGTTCTGTAAAATTCCTTACCTGAGTCATCTACTAAGACAATGGTAGGGAGGTTTTTAACATTGTATTGAGTAACCATTTCAGCATTAAATTCAGCATTAATTGCTTCTACAGTGATTCCTGCTTCTTCTACTTTTCTAAGTTGTGGTTTTACCATTTTACAGATACCACACCAATCCGCCTCAAACTTTAAATATTTCATTTATACTAATTCTTCTACGATTCCAATAATTTCACTTAATGTAAGAACTCCTACTGCAATAGGCAAGTTAACGAGCAAAAGGATATAACCAGCTATACGAACACCTGATTTTACAAATGATGCAATTTGGTGCCATTTTTGGTCAGGCATATATTCTAGGTTATTTCTATCTCGTTCGATCATATTCATTTCTTTTTTATAGTACTCTCTATCTCTTGAGTACTCAGTAAGAGGGTTATAGGAATACCTCAAGTGGGTATCCCTATTTGCCTCTTTACCATATACATCTTTGATTGGCATCTTAGTAGCTTGGTGAGTTATACTCTGTTAAAACTCGCTCAACATGAGCTCTTGCTACTTCCCAAGTTACAGGACCATTCTCATCAGCATAAGCTACAGGATCTTTACGACCTAACTTAATAAATGCTTCAATACGCTCTACTGAAGAGGCTGATTTGTAATCACTAAACCATACTGGGGTTAGATTGCCTAATTCATTGTATACTAAGTGAGTCATTGGTTTGTAAGAAGTATTTGTACGTGCATATACTTCATCAAAGTCAATATTCAAGTAGTCACACAACACTTGACCATCCTCTAAGATATCAAATTTATCACCTTCTAGGTACGGTGTAAAGTAACCTACACGTTCGTGATCCCAGTTACCCATTCTAAAGGCAGCATCATCTGCATCTCTAAACTCTTGACGACAGTCAGGATAAATTGCATGATCACCAGCGTGGATACCTAAAGCGATATCTGTTTTTTCACCAGTTGCATTTGCTACTGAAAGTGCTACTGCTTGAGTAATTGAAGCAAAAATCTTATTACGGTTAGGAACAACCGTTGCTTTCATATTATCCTGCTCGTAGTGACCTTCAGGTACATCATCACCACCATCTACAAGTGCTGAATCAAGTAGATCAACTAATCCATTAAGTTGGATTTGACGGTACTTAATATTGTAACCACTTGTGTTTAGATAATCAATAAGCGATTGAGCACGTTGAAGTTCAACACGGTGTTTTTGGCCGTAATCAAAACTCAATGCTGTAACATTACCATTATACTCTTTGATAGCTCTTAACAATAGGGTGCTGCTATCCATTCCACCACTCAAACTAACTACTACGTTTGACATTTTTATATAATTTAAATTTGCCAGGTATTTTAAGCGTATAGGCTAACGCTATTATAATTCTAATTCTCCAAATGCTGGTTCTACTTCTTCGTCCCAGTAATAATCATTATCCCAATCTACATCGACTGATGTTTCTGCTGTGTGGTACCCTGATGAGTTGATTTCAAAGATACCAATTGGGTCAAAGTTTTCATCCCAATAACGACCTGTTACAGTTACTCCAGAGTCTATTGCTGTTGCTTGAGCAAAGATATTCTTTAAAAAAACGTCAGGTGGGTACCAAGCTGATTCGACTTGGAGGTAACCTTCATCCCAATCGGTTTTTAATAACCATTTAGAACCAATACGATCAATCATTGAATCTGCTTTAGATCCAAATTGTTCAATTAGTTCGTTATCTTTCATCGTTGTAACGATGTTAGTAAACCATTCAGTAACTGCTTCGTTACCGTTAAGATCAATATTTGTTGTACAAGTATTAGCCATTATTCCTCAATATAATATTCAGTTCCACCATCTTTGTCACGTGTGAATTCAAAATCATCACACACTTCATCCATAACTTCATCGTAACCTTCGTCACCTGAGTTGTAACGCTCTAGTTGCTCATCTGTGAGCTCTACCGCATAAAAGCGATAATCTGTTTCTACTCTAATTAACTTTGCCATAACATTTATTTTTTAATACTTGTTGAATATACGAAACTTATTTCGTATTTCCAAAATACATCTTAAGGAAGTTTTCAGGATAAAGCATTACGTTTCCTTTGTACCCTGGTGTTTCAATATAACGAGTTTCAAGTTTAATTCCCATTGAAACCGCAGCAGCTGTTGTTTTAGCTCCTAATTCTGGACCACCTGGTCTTCCTAGGTAGTCAAATAAACTAATCATTTTCATAAGTCGTTAATATATCTAAATTTTGTTAAATTATCTGTTAATAAATCCCAGTTTACCTCTTCCTCGAGCATGTAATAATAATCATTCATATTTGCTTTAGGTTTTTTATTTAACCCAAACAAATTATAACGTTCACGCTCTAAAGCAGCCATTACTGGGTTTGAGGTATCGATTGATTCAATACAATCGTATCCTTTATACCATCCAAATTCTTGTGGTACAGCACATCCTAATAAGTGAATTCTATCATTTTGTGAGATCACTTTGGTTTTATATAAGGCTGAGATTACTGAGAGTCTTCCAAGCGCCTTACCCAGATCCTTATTTGGATGAGGAACAATATCATTATAATAGCTAGCTCCATATGAAAAAGCAATTTTATTATATCCTAAATCTTTATATGTTTGGTAGCAAGTAGCTGCTTCATGAATTGTTTTAGCTTGTACTACTGCTACTTTTTCTACCCCTTCAGGTAATTTAATTTTAGACCACTTACGAGCATTAACTACAGAAGCATCTCTATCTTCCCATACATCTGGGATAATGAATTCATCGGGGCGTAATTCTTCAACCCATTTTAAAAGACCTTCATCATTATAAGCATGACCTAACTCGTGTAGGCTATTATCTAAAATAATGTAACGCCCTTTTTCACGTGCTTCTAAAAAGTATTCTCTATATGTTTCATCTTCTTCTAGCAAGTGTACTAGTGCATAGTCATAATCGTTGAAATTTTCACTATCGTAAAGAAGACATCTTGGAACTTCGTGACTAACCTTTATCATTGTAACTTTTTAATTTGTAGTAAATATAGTTAAGGGCAGGGGATAATCCAAGTCCACTTAAAAGAAGAGTAAAAATATTAGGATGCCAATGCTCACCACATAATCCTAAACTATGTCTAACTAACTCAATCATAATGTTCTCCTGTATTTCCGTTTTGGCCTATAATATTCATTCTTCTATTTGATTCTTCCTCATCCCATTCTTGTTGAAGGGCATGGTTTGAACAAGGAGTAGCTCTCATATCAGTATGAGTACCATCATGGTTATTAGAATAACTGGTGAAGGTTCTAGCATCGGCTTTCCCTTCTACAGCACCTTTAACTAATACAGACATGATTTTACCTGTAGTATCATCTACAATAACATGACCTTGATTGTTTCCTATTTCTAACTTCATTATTTTTTAGTTAACATTATTCCGTATTTTTTTCTTTGAGGACAGTAAAAAAAGTGTTTTACAGTCCATCCTACATAAACCCCACTAAAATAACCTTTTACAAAAGTACTGTGGGCTTTATCACCCCATACTATTTTTTCTCGGTCTTCCCCTTCTCGATTTTCTATTTGCACTTGGTGTGGTTGTTTTTGTTTCATTACAATAATTGTAGTATGATAATAAGTCCATTGTCCATTCGCAAAGTTCATTTTCAACTTCTTCACGAGTCATATTGAAATGGGTGATAAAAGCATCATATAATGCCTCTAAACGTTCAGTTTCTTCCTTTTCGTAATCCTCCATCAAACGCTTGTAGCGAGCGAGGTCAACGGCTAATATCTCTAATTGATCGGAATGATCATGACGTTTTAGATCTACTTTATCTTTGGCCTGATGTAATGCTAATTGGGCTTGCCAGTAATAAGTTGATTCATTGAAATCACCATTGATGATTCTATCTTTGAGAGTAGCGCGTTTACCTAACGGAGTAATATTATCCGTATGAGTACGCCACCATCTAAAGCGATTGTAATTTAACGGTTGATACCGCGATAAATTCGATTGGACCACATCGAGTGGTTGGTTCAAAACTGCTTCTCTAATAAAACTAAAAGGCATCTTTTGGATCTATTATTGGTATATTTTCGTAGGGTTTAATATACGGATCCCCATCTTCATCTACAAGTTGTTTTGGCTTAGCTTGTTCAAGCATCCATGGAGTATTTTCTCTACACCATCGGATATAACCTGGGTCGATCATTTCAACCTCGGTTATACTTCTTCCTTTGTATTTACCTCTAGGAAATCTCATTTAACTAAATCTGCTCTACTTAAAATCATTTCATCTGTAGCTCCATCCATATAATAGATGAAACGTTGGCATTGGGGACGAGTACCTTCATGTACTACTTTATTTTGGAATAGTACTACACACTTTGGTACTTTTTTATCTTTAAGTTGAATAAACTTATCTTGTACTTCTGCTATAATCATTAGATATAAATTTTATCAACTGGTAGTTTAAATGTTGATTGTTGTTTAAACAAATCAAAAGTGTAAAATGTGAGATACTTATCTGTAATTTTACCAAGATTCATTCTCTCACCCATAATTTCACCCAATTTACCAATTGAATAACTTTTATCAACTTGATCATCACCATACTCAGTAGTAAAACATTTTAGCTCATACCACTCTTTGTTGAACATAAACTCAACAGTATCGTTATCTTTTAACTCTTTGATTGTTTTAAAGAAAATCTTCTTTTTTTCTGCTGTCATTGTCATAACTCTTATTTCTTAAAATTTAACCTCAGGGCTACCTAGCTGACCAAACATGATATCGAGCATGTAATCCAACTCATCATCGGTAATTAATTCATTAGCATAGCCTTTAAACAAACTATCAATCTCTAACCTTCTGTACTGTGTCAATTTGAACATAACCTTTATCTCTTTTTAACACGTGAATATAAGAAGGCCCTTCCGGGCCTCCAAATATTTTGTATGTTTTCTTTTACTAGACTTTAGGGCTTCCCATTAGCATCTTAGTAAATACTTTACCACCAATTTCTCTTTGGTAAGAACCATCGTCATTCATTTCGATTTCTTTACCTTTTAAGACTTTACGGATTACTTCCTCATCTGTAATGATTGGGGCACCTTTAGCAATTAAAATATCTTTTAGTACACCTGATACTTCTACAAAATAACCAGGTTGTTTAAGTAGTAAGGCTGTAATGTTTACAGCAGCTGATTTAGCTGGTTTAGAACCATCATGACCCATACCTACTGATTTGTTACCTGCTGGTTTTTTCTTGGATATTTTTACAGCATCAAATTCAGGATCATCATCTAGATCGATTACCATATAGTCAGCATCCTTTTCAGCTCCCATTACATCAGCAGGAGATTTGTAGTTAGGATGACCACCAATAGGTTCGTATGCTAAGTTAATTAAATCAAATAATTCTTTAGCAAATTCTTCTTTTTCTTCGTCAGTAAGATAAATCCATTTATCCTTTGGGAAATCCTCATGTAACTTACCTTCAGCAAGAAACCTTTTTAAATCAAAGCTCATTTATATTATTAATTATTGTGTCAATAAATATGTTGAGAGGTGTTTGATGACCCATTTCTTCCTCAATAATTGTGTATTTTTCCAAACCAAATAGCATCATTTTGGTAATTTCAGGATCAATCAAAGTATCTTCTTTACCTAACACAACAATTTTACGTTCTTGAAGTTCAGCTTGCTCACCCTCAATTGGGAAATCAACTGCAGGATTAACACTACGACTATGAATAGCTGGGTTGAATAATATAGCAGGTACACCATATGTTTCAGCTAAGATATCAGCAACGTAACCTCCCATACTACTACCAATAATAAGGTCAGGTTGGAAGTTCTCCATTATATTTGCTAGCTTTACTGCGATGAAAGGATCTCTGTAATCCATAGCAGGAGCATGCGTAATAAACATATTTGTTAGAAAATCAACTTTTGGACCGCCTTGATTACTTTCAAGACCATGTAAATATAAAACCTTTTTCATCTTAATATAACTCGCTGATTAGTTGTTGACGATTAGCATTTTGTTGGGCATACACATCATACCCTTCATCCTCGGTAACACAAATTTCAACACCATTTTCTCTAATGATGGCTAACTTATCACCCGTTAACCCACACTCAAAAAATCTAACTAACTGTTTCATAACCTTTTTTCTCATTAACACCTAAATATACGAAAAGGGGTTATAAAAACCAAACAAAACCACGATTATTTTTTAAAGGTGATCGTTCTTACTTGATTTCCTACTATCCCATACTGGGTTGTGTTTTGTAGGATTAATTCTTTATTGGTAAAAACAAGCACATCCCAAAACTCACCTCCTATTCTAAGAGTATCTCCAGTGTATTCATATGGGAAAGAAAATACATTCTCGTATTGGAATCCTAAAATAGGGTAAGGGGATGCTTCTCCATCTACTATAGTATAAGCTACACCTTCATTAAACATTAAACTTAAATTAGAGGTATTAATGTTAGTATCTATATAAATGTTAAAAAAAGGATAACTTTCAAATGAATGGAGTGTTGTTGCTTTCCATTCACCTTCAATTGTAGGGTCTTTCTCACAACTTACTAAAAGGAGAAATATAACAAATATTAGTTTTTTCATACCTAAAATGTAAGGAGGGGCTTTCGCCCCTCCAACCTAATACCAAACTTTTAAAAAAGTCTAATTACTCTGCTGATTCCTCAGCTACGAATTCACCGGTTTGTAGGTTGATTGAACCATTACCGTACTTTTCGTTAAGGGAATTACCTAGAGCAGTTTCTTCTTCACGTAATTCTGCTAAAAATGCTTCAGCTTGTGCTCTACGAGCATCTACGTTTAGACGAATTAATTCAATCTCACCTAATTCAGCTACAATTGCATTGTTTTTTGCTTGCAAGTCAGTGATTTGTTGCAATTCTTCTTGTGTCAATTTTTGATTTTCCATAAATCGATTTATATAACTATTTGTTTTAAAACTAGGTTAAATATAAGGAGGAGCTAGTGCTCCTCCAAATTTAAATTTATTATCTTCTACGTGGACCTGATACTAAGATACCGTTTTCAAATACGATGGGCCCACCAATAGTCTCAATTGTTCCTGTAAATCCTGAAGCGCTAACTCCATCTCTACCAGCTGGACCTTGTGGTCCTGTTGAACCCGCAGCACCTCTAGCACCTGTTGCACCTTGAGGACCAGTTGAACCATTCGAACCTCTAGCTCCGTCTCTACCAGTTGCACCCTGTGGTCCTGTTGGACCTGTTGAACCCGTATTACCTTTGGAACCAGTTGATCCTTTAGCACCTTGAGGACCTGTTGAACCATTTGAACCCGCAGCACCTCTAGCACCTGTAGCACCTTGTGGCCCTTGATCACCTTTAGGTCCTGTTGAACCCGTATTACCTTTAGAACCAGTTGATCCTTTAGCACCTTGAGGACCTGTTGAACCATTTGAACCCGCAGCACCTCTAGCACCT